CCGCTCTCTACAAAAGCTAAAGCACAGTGCATAACTTTAACTCTGTATGGCTCGACTGTTTCTACTACAAAGAAATAGAAGTTGGTTAGATTAGGATTAAGTCCTAATTGCGTGTAGTTAGCGCATTGTAGATCGTAGTGTTTATTTGCGATTTTCCACATATCTCTAGGCTCATTCATCTTCCAGTCTTCGAATTTTGCCGTCGTTTTGAGGTCGCATATAACAATGCTCCCGTCTTTGTTCTTGCGAATTGCGTCTGCCTTACCTTTAATATCTACGCCGTTAATCTTGGCATAGAGTTCGACTTCGTTCTCAATACCTTCTCCACAGAGTAAAACTGAATAGAGGGGATGATTTCTGACCGTTTCACATATTTTATTAATTTGCTCGAACTCATTATCAGAGATAATAGGTACTGTTTGAGCGTCTCGCCAATCTTTTGCTTCGTTAGTTCTAAAATCCTTGTAAGCCTTGACTACAAAACTATTTGATCCGCCTTGTTTGAGTAGCTCTTCATGAGCAAGCGTTCCTATATCTACCGCCTTGCCATAAGACTTCTCAAGCAATTTACGTTTCACCGCTACCGCATAATCAATATCGTATTCCAGAATGATTTTCATATCTGAATAAGACCATTCTGGGCGATCTCGATAACTCATCTTTTCCATTATTTTATCCCCCTCAAAACCCTAACTTTTACTACTTTAGGGGTCCCCGATTGTTTAATATGTATTCTCATTTTTTCTCCTTTTTTAAACTTCAGGTAGGTTTGAGGCTCTCATTTATCTACGATAGTAGAAATTTGTTAGGATTTTCTCGTACATTAAAATCGAAATTATGAGGAACTACAAAAACTGCCCGTTCTGTCTGAGGGGTTGAGAACCCCAAACTTGCCTGAAGTTGTTTAATTTGTTATGTTCCGAGTTTTTAATCTACTAAAACTAGGCGTACCATAGCTGTTTTTTGTTCTATGGAAATTAAAATTTATGCACTTTAATCCCCAACAAAAGAAAAAATCAGGGCGTAATACCCTGATCTATAAAATAAAAAACACCCCGAAAGGTGTATCAAGTAATCAAATTATGGTGCGAGCTAAGAGACTCTAACTCTCGACCTCTTCCTTGGCAAGGAAGCGCTCTAAGCACCGTAATATAACTACTCGTATACAGAGTATTTCGCATTACACTATCTTGTGGTTCAAGATAGATATTAATGTACGATTTATATTGATTTAATTATAACGCTAATATATTTTTATGACAAGGCATTTTCGTAGATTTTCTTTAATTTAGGATTAGAAAAATGTGTGTACATCTTTGTGGTATCTAAACTCTCGTGCCCCATTAACTCTGCTATATATCTAATGTCCACCTCTTTATCTAATAATCTTGTGGCAAAAGAATGTCGGATCGTATGTGGATGAATATTAATGAACTCAGATCTATTGCATACGTTCTGAAAGACTTTACGCACATTATCGGAAGTGATTCGTTTACCAGTTTGATTAGCGATAAATAAAGCTCTATTATTATCATCCCTTAGATCTAGATAGTCTTTAATTCTTTGCTCAGTTTTCTCTGTAATAAAACAAATTCTGGGATTTTTAGACTTACCTATTACAATGAATTGTCTATCCTTTATACTATTACGATTAAGACTACATAACTCGCTAATTCTAATACCTGAATCATACAATAAACTCACTATTGCGATATTCCTTAGTCTATTAAGGCTAGAATAACCCCGACATTGTTTACCAACTACGAAAATAAATCTATCAACTTCAGATTCGGTTAAGTAGGTAATGATTCTCTTCTCACGCTTGGGGACTTTAATGTCCTCAACATCTAAATTATGCCACCCCTTCCGTACACACCTTTTTAATACTGATCTTAAACAAATAATATTACCCCTAGCAGTATCTGGTTTCTGGAAGCTGCATAAATACTGATAAAACTTAGCGACATCTAACGTGGCAATATTTTTAATATCAGTATCCGAGAAATACTCGGTAACTAGTTTTTCCGCGTAGACATATGATTCTAAGGTTTTTGGCGACAACCCCCTCGCAATAATCTCAACTTCTCTATAGTTTATAAAAGCCTCGCTAACTAACATTATTTATTCCATTTCCTACCTCCATTAATTAATATCTATGTTCTATATAGATTCTTTTTAATATTAATAAGTTCACTTATTATTCTATATAGAGATTAATTTTGATATTTTTAGCGATCATCTTTACTGTCTGGCGAAAATGATCATCATTTTTGTTTGGTTTATGTTCAGTATTTTTGTGGATTTGTATAAACCCGAACAAACCATTTTCGTCACTCCACGAAAATGGTCATATTTTTTGGATCATGAATAGCAAAAAGTATCCACTAAGAGTGAATTATAATGAATATTATAGAGTTTTTAACTATAGCCCAAAGAGATCATGCTTCATTTTTGCAAATTGAGCCAAGCCAATAGGATTAATATTGGCTTGAATATCCTGTTCGGTTTTTATCCGCTTGATTGACTCTTGTAATTCTCTAGCTTTCTCGATGGCACGATAAATAATAGATCTCATCATCTTAAGGGTTTTTTCAACGTTCTCACAAGACCAAATTTTAGCAAAGAAGTGCTCAGGATTTTGCTTTTTATTAGCTATCTTAACTGATTCTTCAAACTCTTTCTTATACCTTATTTGTCGATTTCTAAACATGGGCAAGAATTTATCGTCTTTTATCAATTTAGAAGCACGGACACCTAGACGTGCTCTCATTACCGATATTCTTTTATCGTTTAACATAAAAGTGCAACCTCTCAAAATAAACCATTATTATTTTGGGGAAACAAAAACCCTAGCGAAAACTAGGGTAATTGTAAGTGCATAAATTTAGTTTGATTATAGCTCAACTAAGTTTAATGTCAATACTTTTTTCTGATTATGCTATAATTCAACTAGATTTCTACGACCTTTGAGGGTAATTCCTCAGAGGTCTTTTTTATCGGAAACCTATTAAGTGGAGCAATTTATGGATCTGAAAACTAGAATTAACGAACTTGAATCTCTAGTAACAACAAAACTCTTATGTGAACGTACTTTTGATTTTACCAAGCGACGTATCCGTGAAGAATTTAGTTATAGCGAATTAATGGGTTTAGCAGTTCAAACTCTTAATTCCCTCATTTTCTCAGCTAACTTACAAGATTTAAGAGCGGTTGTTAGGAGAGATCAAGCGTTCATAGTTTATAGACCACTCGGAAAGATCCTAGCCGAAGTAGGTGTTGTAGGAGAACCTACAGATAATCAGATGTTAAGGCGACCTAAAATTATTATCTTCGGAAAGAAAGGGGTAGGACTGCGGAACAGAAGTATTGAAGAATTAATAAGTGAACTGAATAGTAGAAATGTTAATACAGGACGAATCCAACTAATGGATAGACTTAAAACAAGGAATTAAAAAATGGAATATGAGATTTTAGTAGAGAAAGATAGCAATGGCCGTGTGATCGTTGATTTTTATGGGTTAGATTTTGACATCACAGAGGAATTCGTAAATGGTAAATGTCACAAAGTGATTTTTGGTGACCCGATCGTGTTTGTACTTAAGGAAGCAGAAGCTAAAGATGAGCCTGTGAAAAACTCAAATACCGCTGAAGAACCCCCAGAAACACATGAAGAGATTCCTGAGCCAGAACATTCTGAAGTCTCTGAGGAAAAACACGATGAAGCTACCGAAGAATCAGAAACACATGAAGAATCTGTACACTCAGAAGATGCTATTGAATATTCACCCGTAGAAGAACATAGCACAGAAGATACCGACAATCATGCCGGAACCAGCGAAGAGGCCCACGCTGATAAGAAGATCGAAGAAGATCCTATATCTGCTCCAGTAGAAAACACAGAGGTAAGTCGTCCATCAGATGATTCTAACAATGAGAACACCCCAGTGGAGGAAGATGCGATGGAATATCCCAAAGAAACTGAACATAATCCAGAAACACAGGAAGGTGAGAATTAAGCAATAAAATGCCTATAAAAAGACAGGAGAACGATTCGGCAAAAAAGGTGGTTGTTTCCAAAAAAGAAACACCCACTAAGGTTTCTGCTTCAAAGAAACCAGTTCGAAAGACTGTCAAAAAAGTAGCAAAAGAAAAGAAAGCTAAAGCCGTACAAGTCGGACGGAACTCGGACGGGACTTTCTCCAAAGGAAATAAACTTTCCGTTGGGAATAATGGTGGTCGCCCAACCGAAGACATGTCTTTTCGCCACCAGGTGAAGATCCGCGCTTCGAATGACCCAAATCTTGTGCTTAATGTGATTAATAACCTAATAACTATTGCTAGCAACCCAGACCATCCGAAGTGTGTAGAGGCTGCTGATAAGCTTATCAAGCTCAATGGAAATTATGACCCGACTGAGACTAAAGATGTTTCGGAAAAAGAAATCTTCAACCCATTTGAAAACTTAACCGAAGATGAATTAAGGAAGCTTGCGAAATGACAAGAGATGAAATAATCAAGCTAGGTGCGAAACTAGAGCTTGCCAGACGTCATCTCTATGATTTCTGTCAGGTGTTGTTCCCTAATTTCTACAAAGATGAACGACCATATCTTAAAGAGTTCTGTGAATCTGTGGAAAACTTTATTAATAATAGAGACAAACGCTTTCTTATCATTAATGCGCCACCGCGCCATGGCAAGTCCCTAACAGCTCAATGTCTCACTGCGTGGCTTCTCGGACGTAATCCATCAAGCCGGGTCATGACGGCTTCATACAACGAGGATGTTGCTAGTGTGTTTTCTAAGAACGTCAGAAATACCATTCAAACCGAGAAGATGGGAGAACGTGTCATTTTTTCCGATATGTTTCCAAAGACTAAAGTCAAATACGGTGATGCAAGCGCTAAGAAGTGGACTATCGACGGGCAGAGTCAGATCTCATACTTAGCCACTTCTCCGAACGGTACAGCTACTGGCTTTGGTTGTGACTATTTAATTTGCGATGACCTTATTAAGTCAGCTGAGGAGGCCTATAACGAGACTGCGCTAGACAACACATACCAGTGGTTTGTAAACACTATGCTCTCTCGCCTTGAGGGGCAGAAGAAGTGCATCATTATTATGACCCGTTGGTCTTCGAGGGATCTAGCGGGCCGTATTATGGAAGCATTTCATGATGAATGTGAGATTATTAAGTATCACGTCCAGAATGATAAAGGCGAAATGCTTTGTGAAGACATCTTGAGTGAAAAAGACATGAACCTCATTAAACGAGAGATGAATGTCGATATTTTCGAAGCCAACTATAACCAGACGCCTATTGATGTTAAGGGTCGGCTCTATCAAGAATTTAAGGAATGGGAGAAAGCTCCAGAAGGTCGAGTTCTCAACTATACAGACACCGCAGACACTGGTACAGATTTCTTATGTTCAATTAACTATGTGATTTTTGAGAAAGAAGCTTATATTTTAGATCTCTATTTCTCAGATGACGCCATGGAATTCACAGAACCTAAGGTTGCGGAATTACTCCATACGGGCTCTGTACAAGAGTGTTCGATTGAATCTAACAACGGTGGTAGGGGTTTCGCTAGGAATGTAGAGAGACTGTTGCTCGACAAATACGGCTCAAACCGCACAGTAATTAATACTGTGCCTCAGACCCATAATAAGGAGTCTCGCATCCTTGCAAGCTCAGCCTGGGTTCAGAATCACGTCTATATGCCACCTAATTGGAGAACTCGATTCCCTGACTTCTATAAACAGGTGATGAGTTATCAGCGCAAGGGTAAGAACGCACATGATGATGCTGTGGATGTTTTAGCTTCAATCTATGAGCAGACTACTAGTGGTATGGAAGTTCAGATTTTGAGCGATTCGGAGCTTTATGGCTCTAGATATAACCGAAATTCGGTTTTTGAAAGGTAAGGAGGATAAATGCCTATAATTAAACAATGCACTCTCGCGAGAGGAACACAGCCAACAGATAACATCGTGAATAATTTATTAACTTCATTAAACCGTAAAGAACAGGTCAGATATTACGATACACTGAAAGATTATTTTTCTTCAGTCAACGTAACATCAAGACCTGCACCACATGAGGTTAAAGTTGTGGCTAACAACGCCAGATACATCACAAAGACTAACGTGGGCTATCTTTTAGGAAATCCTGTTCAATACCTAGTTTCTAATAGTCTTAATATTAACCTAATCGTTGATAATTACAAGAAGCAGACTATTTCTAATCTTGATGTAGAGCTCGCAACTGATGTATCAGTCTATGGCCATGCTTTTGAACGTGTCTACACAAACGAATTAGCCGAGCCATGGTCTACTCGTATTAATCCGGGTAATATCATCCTAGCTTATGATAACAGCGTCCAGCACAATAAGCTTTTTGCTGTGATTTACAATCCAGTCTTTGATGAAAAAGGTAAACAGCTAGAGAATGAGTTTGATGTTACCATTTTAACCTCAGAACTTTGCATGGAACGACACCTTAAAGACGGCCATTTGTCCCAAATCCCAGAGATTGAAGACTTTATGCATGGTTATGGCGAAGTGCCAGTGATTGAATACATGAATAGCTCAGATCGCATGGGCGATTTTGAGCCTGTCATTTCCCTTCTAGACGCTTATAATATCCTGCAATCTGACCGTGTTATAGATCGTGAGCGTCTAGTTGATGCCATTCTCGCATTTTATGGCATGAATCTTACGAAAGAGCAAAGAAAAGCTCTTAAAGAATCTAGAACGCTTGCAGGAATCCCTGCTGACGCTAAGGTCGAATACATCGTTAAGAACATTAATGAGGCTGATGCTGATGTTCTAAGGTCTTCTCTCCTCTCTGATATCCATAAAATCTCGATGACACCAGACATGAGTGATCAGAACTTCGCAGGTAATTCTTCAGGTGTAGCACTACTTTATAAGCTTCTTGCGTTTGAGCAACATATTAAAGATAAAGAGCGTTACTTTGAAAATGCTCTAATTGATAGGTTTAGAATTTACAACCGATTCTTCAATCTTAATAACAATATGAACTTAATCAGTCCTGCTGATGTTGATGTAATCTTTAAACGTTCCCTGCCACAGAACGACTACGAACAGTCTCAAATGATTAATAACCTTGTTGGCCTAGTCGATAAAGAAACACTTGTGGCTCAATTGTCGTTTGTGCAAGATGCAAAAGAGACGGTAGAGTTAGCTAAAGAGGAGTCTAAGCCAGAATTTAACGATAATTATTCAACCGGGTTACCTAATGCAGATAAAAATAATGTAAATAACGACGAGGATTAGTAATGAAGGATCGTCGTGGGCTGCCTTCTGATGAGTATTGGCGAGAACGTGCTGAAGATAGGCTAACAGAAGCCGAAAAGCTTTCTGTTCCCTATTTAGAGGATATCCACGCGGTCTATGATGATGCAAGACTTAAAATCGTTGAAGATATAAAGAACCTCTATAAAAATTACTACAAAGACGACGAGGGATTCGACCAGGAGAAATTAATGGTCATTATCCCGAATGGTGATCTAGAGCGTTTTCATCGAGAGATGAGAAAAGCCGGATTATCTGAGTATCTTCCAGATAACTATAAGGCGCGCATGACAAGGCTTGAATATCTCTATGCTGACTGTTGGGCAGAAAGCAAAAAAGCTAGCCTAAAACACCAGCAGATCGAAACTAAAGCCCATAGAGAGACGATAAAGAATGCTTACTATAAAACTATTTACGACACTGGCGTAGGCTTTAAAATTAATCCTGCTTTCTCTAGATTAGATAATAGAGCGGTAAATCAAGTCCTTAATACTAAGTTTTTAGGTGGGAATTATTCAGAGAGAATTTGGAAGAATACAGATAAATTAGCTGACACCCTAAAAGAGGTTATTGGGTCTGCTATTGCTAGAGGTGAAAGCTACTCAAAAACTGCAAGAGGAATCAGGGAGAGGTTTGGCGTTACGCAATATGAGGCTACAAGGTTAGTTCAGACCGAAACTTGTTATTTCCAAAATCAGGCCGAAATTGAAGCCTTGAAGACAATGGGGATTGAAAAATATAAGTTCATTGCGACGCTGGATTCAAGAACCTCAGACATTTGTCGAGAACATGATAAAAAAGTCTACAATATTGAGGATGCTAAGGCGGGAGAGAACCTTCCTCCACTTCATCCTAACTGTCGTTCTACAGTCTCTGCGTATCTTGGTGAAGAATACGAGTCTGCAATTAGAATTACTAGAAACGAGAATGGCGAGAATGAATATGTAGATAATGTGCCTTATGATGAGTGGCTAAAACGTATTGAGAATGGAACGTTAGGACGAGAGCCTGTAGTTATAAAGCCTAATATCATTGAGGGCAAGCCTAAATCCTCACGAGACATAATTTTTGGAGATAATACTCCCAATGATGGAAGTGTTGCTGTGGAGAAATCTCGTCAGAATCGATCTGATGATATTGAACTTGCAAACTTATTCAAGACAAGATTCGGAGGTGACTACACCGTAATAAGTGATATTACAGAATCAGGAATAAAAACACCAGATTTATTATTGTCTAAACATGCGGTTTTTGAGTATAAAAAAGTATCTAGTGACAGCTCAGTTGATAGCCAAGTAAAGAAAGCTCTAAAGCAACTGGACAGAAATAACCTTAGGGCGCTGAGGCGTGATATTGGAAGCGACTCTTTGTCTAGAGTTTTAGTACTAAAGATCGACGATTCATACACTATTGATCGCCCAAGTCTACTTAGATTAATTAAGAATCGTATTTCTAGATATGAATTAAAACATAAATCATATGTAGACTTTGCGATTATTATAAACCAACAAGACAAAATCTACTTTATAGACTTAAGAATATGATCTCTAAAAGAAAATCCCCCATGAATGACGACTATAGGGTCAAGCAGAGGGGGGATTTACGGTTAAATACTAGCACACAATATACTTTTTGTCAATTTAATATTTATCTCTATAATCTTTATGTTATAATGAGATCAGATCATCTACGACTTGTATAAGTTTTAGTTGGTCTTTTTTTATTTGAAGCCCCACGACCACTTATGCTGGTCGTTTTTTAATCTCAAGTTAATCCTTAAGAACGTAAAAGAAAGGAAGATGATGGACCCAAACGGTACTGAATCTAATAGCCAAGCCAATCAGACTGCAGGAGAGGCTAATAACGGCGAAAAGCAGGTTACATTTACACAAGACCAAGTTAATGAATTAATCCAGAAACGGGTTAATGAGCTTAACAAGAAGTCTGATGAAAAGACGAAGCAGGCGGTTGCCGACGCTATCTCAGAGTACGAGCGTAAAGCCAAGCTCACTGAAGAAGAGCGAGCAACGGAAGCTCAAAAAGAAAAGCTAAAAGAGATTGAAGCGCGCGAACATAGTATCACTATGCGAGAACGCAAATCAGACTGTCTCTTGGCGCTATCTAAAAAGAATATTCCAGCAGATTTCGCGGATTACTTAATCGATAATGATGCCGAAAAAATGGCTTCGAATATTGAGGGCTTCTCTACCCTTTGGGAAGAAAAGCTCATGGAAGGCGTACAAGCTAAGCTTAAAGCTTCTGGGACCACCCCAACTGATAAGTCTTCGACCGTACCGCACTCTGGGAGTAATCCTGGTGTAGCGGTTATCTAAAACAAGGAATTATTAAAATGGCACAAGATGCCTTATCAATTCTAACCACTGGCACCACCAAAGATAAATTAGCTGAAATCCGTGGCGCTATTATTGACGCTATTCGCGCAAAGTGTGTATCCACACTTATTAAGAACAACGACTATTCTGGTGATCCAACCAGTGGCTCAGTCACTTTCGACCGCTTTAAGGATGCAGAACTCAACAGCTACGGTACTGCTCGTGGTGCTAATAAAGGTACTGCACTTAAAAATAGCGGTAAAGTTATCCTCAACATCGACACTGATAAAGAGATCGTCGAAGAGCTAGAGGCAAAAGACATTACTCTTAGTGGTATCAACGGTCTTTTGAATCGTCGTACCGCTTCTCACGCTGGTCGTGTCGCTACCTTTCTCGACAAAGAATTCTTCCGTGTTGCTGAAGCAGCTGCTACTGCAGTCACTATCACTCCAGCTGTCACTGCTATCGAAGAAAAAGTCGAAGAACTTATTGCTAAAGCAGAAACCGTTTCTAATGACTGGGTTGATGGAGTGGATCGCTCTGAGCTCGTAATCACTTGTAACCCTAAGGGTTATGGTAAACTCCGTAATCTTATTGATAAGATCCCAGGTAATGACGGTTCTAAGGCGGAGGCAATCGAACTCTTCCACGGGGTTCGCGTGATCAATACAGTTCGCCAAACTGCTGAGATTATGATTCAGCGTATCGGTTCTGTTGGCCAATTAGCTCTCGTTAATGACTATGATGCAGAGAAAATCCCTCTTTCCAACGCTTATGCACTGTCATTATTCGTGAACACTGGTGCTAAAGCTGTCACCCCAGACCTTATCTTCAAAGTAGCAACCCTTTAATTTAGGAGTAAACATGGAAAAAATGTTCAGAATGGCAGACGGCACAATCTTAACTACTTCAAATGAAGTAGTGATCGAGCAGTATGAATCTTATCCAGAGGTTTATACACCTATTTCGGAAGCAGATTTAAAAGCTGAAGCCAAGCTAAAGAAAGCTAAGAAAGAAGCCGAAGTAAAAACAGAAGCAGAAGCTCCTGTCGAGGAAGTAGCTGAGGTCGAAGCTGAAGCTAAACCAGAAAACGAAGGAAAATAAGATGTTAGATAAAGATCAGTTTATCTTGAAGTTAAAAGAGAAGCTAAAGGCGATTAATATTGCTGTTGATAATGCAGAAAACAACGCCTTAGTGGATTTTCTAGTGCTTGAGATGGCTGATCGTTTATCTTTGTATCTTAATTTAGATACTACTAATAAACTTCAATTTGATGAGAGATTAGTTTCTATATCAGTTAGAGTCGTTTCTTCTTTACTTCAGGAATCTAAAGATAAGATTGCAGGCTCTAGCACTGAGACTAGGATTCAATCTATTTCAGACAATGGACAAACCATTACATTTTCGAATATCGCTAAGAATTACATTGCAACTGCTTCAGATAGTGAACTATTTGGAGGGGTAGCTAATATTTTAAAACCTTATAGGAGATGTAATGTTGTTCCCTAAGGCCGCTCAAAATATCATTGCTGATATCTTTTATGATAAAAACATCTATATCTTAGAAAAGGCTGAATCTATCGATGATGAAGGTGGGATTATTAAACAAGAAGATTCAAGCTCTAATATCAAACGCAGCTTCAATGGCAATGTCCGATTCAATGAACTCGGAGCAATCCAAAATGAAATGGGTCTTGTCGAGAAGATTGATATTAGTATCACTTGTAGCACTTCTGTAGAGATTAAGTTAGACGATTTAATCAAAGTAGGAGAAACAATCTACCAAGTAACTAAAGTTCTTCCCTTTGATTCACACAAACTCATTGCGGGGGTGAAATGGCGAGCGTAACGATTAATGTCACTGGTATCCGTGAGCTTAAATCTAAGCTGAATAAGTCAGTAGTAATCAAGAATCTTATTAGGGGCGTAAACCGTGCTTCAGCGATTTTGGAACAGAAGACTAAACCTTTGATTCCAGTTAACGAGCATGAAGGTACACACGGAAGTAAACTGCGAGGCACTCTTACTGTTATTCAGGCTGAACTTAAAGGCTCTGAAATTATTGGTGGAATCATGAACCCAACAGAGTATGCAATGTTCGTTGAATACGGAGTTGGCAAGAAAGCCGTAGGGACTCATCCAAAGGGCGAAGGTATGACTTATCGTATGACACCTTGGGTGTTTCCCCTAGAGACCGATAAAGGGCTGAAGTTTATCAAGACTAATGGTTACCCTGCAAGAGCTTCTATGTATAGAGGATTAAAAATGTCTGAAGATGATATCAAGAGACAGATTGAAGAAGCTATCTCAGCGAGTCTGGGGAGAAGATAATGTATCAACCAAAAGAAGAGATCTATAAAGCACTCAAAAGCCTAGGTTACGCTTGCCAGCAAGGCTCTCAAGCAATCTTTACTAAAGTTCCTGTAATCACCTTTTGGATTGGCAGTAATAATCCTGAATATAACCTAGAGAATCAGATTGCCAAGCAAGAGATTGAAGTTGTTGTAGATATTTTCACAGACAAAAGTACAGACCTATCCCGCATTCTTGGCGAAGTCGAAGCCAAGATGAGAACGATTAACTATCGACTAGTACATTCAGTGGATGTTCCAAATCCAGAAGGAACTTTATTCCACTCTAACTGCCGTTTCAGTGCAGTGAAATTCAAATAAGGAAAATAAGTTATGGCCAAAGGCTTAACTATGGGTACTTCCCTAACACTCATTAAGGCAGGAAGTGAACCAACCAACCTTGTTATCAAAGGTTTAACTTCAATCGGTGAAATTACCGGCGAAAAAGAAGAAGTTGATGTAACTACTCTTGATAGTCCAGATGGTGCTAAAGAATTCCTCTCTGGTGCTGCTGACTGGGGATCGCAAGACCTCGAAGGCTACATGGACGATGATACGCAAATTGAGAAACTGCGTGCATTATTCGATAGTGGTATGGTTCGAGACTGGGAAATTCAGACCCCAGGTAAACGCAAAATTGCTTATAAAGCATTTGTCAAGAACTTTACTTATGGCGAGAAGACTGTCGATGGCGTAGACGGCTTTAAGTTGACCCTTCGTCTTTCCGGCAAGCCGACATTTAGTAAAGTAGCTTAATTTAATCCCCGGTGGGAGGGTTAAATCCCACATAATGAAATTATTTAATCGAGGTTATAAAATCATGGTTCAACTTAACTATAAAGCTTCAAATATCGCTAAAGCTGAAAAAGAGCAAGGAATGAGTTTCTTTGATGCTTTTTCTTCCCTTCAGGACAAGCCATCTATCTCTTCCCTATTATTCTTATTCATTGCTGGTGGTGGAACTACTGAAGAGTTCGATGAGCTATTTAAGAGCGGCATCGATAAGGTCATGCTCGAAGTTATGTCAGGAATTGCTGATGCAGGTTTTTTAGGCAAAACAGTAGATTCGAAGACTCTCAAGGCGGAGATGGAGAAGGCCATGAAAGAAGCTATGCCTACTTCCGAGATTTCTGGCGAGACCAAGAAAAACTAGCATTCCATATAGGTCTTCACCCCACTGAGTACTGGAACCTAACTATTGGACAGTTTACAAATTGTCTAGATGGATACAGAGATAGAATCACGGAAAAAGACAAAATGAACCATGCTCTTGGATTATATGTAAGGGCGGCATTCCACGCTAAGACTTATCCAAAAACGCCTTTCATGGCCAAGGAAACAACCAGTAGGGTATTTACGAGATCTGAAGACCTCGATGCGTACATTAATGCGCACATTGAATAGGAGAAATAATAATGGCACATACAGTAGACGAGGTTAACGTCTTAATTAAGGCCCAGACTGAGCAATTCCAGGCAGAGATTGATCGAGTTAATCAGAAGCTCAATAGCATCTCTAAGGCCGCTTCTACAGCCTCTGGTGGTGTTTCTGGCGGTTTTAAAAACATGGGGTTAAAGATGGCCGCTACTGGTGCCGTTATTGGCGTTGTTTCTGCCGTCACTCAGAAAGCTATGGCGGCTATCGCTTCTAGCACTGGTGATGCGGTAAAACGCTTTGATACTCTCAAAAACTTCCCACGTGTCATGGGAAATCTCGGTATTTCTGCGCAAGATTCGCAAGCTTCCATTGACTATCTCTCTAGCAAACTTGAAGGTCTTCCAACTACTCTTGATGCTGCAACTACTGCCGTACAGCGCTTTACAGCTACCAACGGTAATTTGAGAGCCTCCACTGCTATCTACTTAGCACTCAATAATGCTATTCTAGCCGGCGGTGCAGACGCTCAATTACAGGCTTCTGCTATGGAACAGCTACAGCAAGCCTATGCTAAGGGTAAACCTGAACTACAAGACTGGAAGACCTTGATGCAGGCTATGCCAGCCCAGCTCAAGCAGATTGCTAATGCTATGGGTTATATGGACTCGTCTCAGCTTTATGATTCCTTGCAGAGCGGCAAGGCTTCAATGGATGATTTTATGCGGGCTGTTGTGAAGCTTAATAAAGAAGGTATTAATGGATTAGGTTCATTCGAACAGCAAGCAGCAGGAGCCACTGGTGGCGTTGCTACGTCATTCACTAATATGCAGAATGCCATTACGCGTGGTATTGCTGCCTGTATGGATGCGATTGGGCAGTCTAATATTGCTGGTTTCTTCAATGTAGTTAAAGACGTTATTCTAACCGCTTCAAATTATGTAGCGGCATTTGTTAAGTTAGTCTTAACGGCTATCAATGCTGTAAGGGCTCTATTTGGTCTAGGCTCAATTGGCGCTAAAAATGTAGCTTCTTCTGGTGGCCAAGCAGCGAACTCAATGGCAAATGTGGGTAAAGCTGCCCAAGGATCTACAAAAGATATCGGAAATACCACTAAAGCTGCTAAGAAGCTTGCCAAACAGCTTGCTGGTTTTGATGAAATGAATGTGTTATCTAAGCAGGATTCAGGCGGTTCTGGAGGTTCTGGCGGAAGCGGAGGAGGTAGTGGTTCTTCAAGTTATGATGTATCTGGAATTGATATTGATGATTCGGGGATTAGTAAGGGAGTTGATAAGATTGATGCGATATTTGAGAGATTGAAAAATACTTTTAAAGGTATAAATTTTAACTCATTACTAAATAGCTTTAAGAATCTAAAGAACGCATTAGAGCCTTTTATGGGAAAAATCGGCAAAGGGATTGAATGGTTTTTTAATAACGTAATAAAGCCAGTTACAAAATGGACTATTGAGCGAGCGTTACCAGTATTCTTTAACCTTCTTGCAGGGGCATTAAAAATTTTAAATCCACTACTCGAGGGAGCTGGAAATGGCTTAAAATTCCTTTGGGATAACTTTCTCTCGCCAGTTATGGGCTTTGCGGCGGAATCAGTAGTGCATTTTTTTGAAATCCTTGGAGATTTCTTTAATATAGTGACGCAAAATGAGGATGTTAATGATATCCTAAAAACTTTGGGAACTGTTATAGGAATTATTGTTGGAGTCTGGGCTGCGTGGAATGCAGCATTAGTAGCATTTAATGTTATTGGTGGTATTGCGGTTGGTGTGTTTTCAGTTCTAACCTCTCCAATTACAATAATTATTGGCATTATAACCGCATTGATCGCCGTTATTGTATTATGTATTAAACACTGGGATCAGATTTGTAAATTTGTCGGTTTTGTTGTCGGAGAGATTGTCAAATTTGTATCTAATATGGTGAGCGAGATTGACAAATTCTTCGAGAATCTTTGGAATACTATTGTTGGAATTTTTGCTGGTGTTGGAAAATGGTTTTCTGATAGATTCCGTGATGTTTGGAATGGTATCACTGGTGCAATTGGCGGAATCGGCAAATGGTTTAGTGATCGTTGGAATGATATCACTAATATCTTCTCTGGTGTTGGGAATTGGTTTGGAGATAAATTTAGAGGTGCCTGGAATGGAATAACTGGAGCTTTCTCTGGTGTTGCTGGTTGGGCTAGTGATCGTTGGAATGATATCACTAATGCTTTCAGTAATGCATGGCAAACATTTAGTGATATTGGTAAAAATATCTGGAATGGTCTTAAAAATGGTATTGGTAATATTGCTAATAACATGAAGAATATTTTCACTGGTGCGGTAGATAGTGTTAAAAAGTTCTTAGGTATCCACTCCCCATCTAAACTCTTCATGAGTATTGGTGACTATATGGGACAAGGTCTCAATATTGGCTTTGAAGACAATTTCGATTCTATGATTAAAAGTGCTGGAGAATTAGCCCACGAAATTGATTCCAGGATGCAAATAAATATCCCTAAACCTGCGGATATCGACATTGATATTGACCGTAAGAACTCAGTTATTGGTGGTTATATAGACGATATGAAATCTGCACCATTTATTCTTAATATCGACGGTGATAAGGTCTTTGAGGGGGTGGTTAACCGTGCTAATACTCAGACATTTCTAAGGAATATGGGGATCTTTGATATTTAATTCACTATTTCTTATATTTAACGGTGTAGATATTTCCACAATCTTGACAGTAAAAATTATTTCCCCTCTTTTTACCTATAAAGCCTGCCATTGTTCCAATGCCGCCAGTGAGTACCCCGCCACCAATTGCCTTACCTACGGAAAAGCCTTTTTTTGACTCCCCAATAGGGGCAACATTTAGGCTTCCGCATTTTGGACAACGCACATTATTTTTTTCTTTCTTTTGGATTCCAGCAGATCGAAGCATCGTTTTACTTAACTCATTACAGCTATCGGAAAACTCTCTTAAAGAATCATTTGCCTTTTTAATTTTTTGAGATAATTCACTTAGTTTCATGGTTCTAACACTTTTAATTATTACTTTTATTAAACTATTGCCTTATAAATAAGTCAAACATATGCAATATATAGAATTTAATTGGATGATATACTAATAAGAAACAGTAAAAGGTATGCTATGTTTTCATTATTAGACAGTTTATTCAATAAGGATAATTTAAAGATTAAGATTACAACAGAAGAAATAAAAACAACCAAAATTGAGAACAAACCTTTTGTTAAAGAGGATAGTTGGAATGAATTGATGGACTTGGAGGATTCCGTAAGAAAGAATCCAACAGTAGATGGATATTATAGCTTGGGCTTATCGTATATAAATTATTGTGCGCACCATATTCGTGGGCTTCCAGAAAATAAAAAGCCCTATTGGGATAAAGCTGCGGGGTTTCTTGAAATAGCTTTTAATCTAGCTAAAGATTCCTTACCCGTAATATCTACTGACAAATTTGCTCCATTGTCACAGATTGTAATTGCTGAAGATCTAGGCATTCTCCTTGTGAGAAACTATAGTGATGAAGAGAATATCAGAAAAGGGATGAAATATCTAGATTTTATGAGGAGATCTACGGATCAATATTACCCTGGTATTAGTATGATGTCTTTAGGTTATTGTAAACTTAAAGAATATGAGAATGCCTTTAAGCTGATAGAAGAATTAAAAGAACGTGTGAATAATAGTGACGAATGGAGAGGCGTAATTGACCCTGATTATAGCAGATTTGATATATATAGGATGTTTCGTGATAAAGAATACAAGAATATGAATTATAAGGAATCGTTAAAATATTCAAATCTTATAGTTAATAGTAAATATTCAAGAGATGATGATACGAAGAGACATAAAACAATACAGAATAAGATAGTTAAATCAACTCTTGGAGTTAATAACAAAAAATAACCTTTCAACAATCCCCATAGTTTGCAAGCATAAAGGGGGAGAAATCAAGAAAGGTACCCCGAAGAGTACCTTTGTAGCAGCGTATACGTCGGTGCAGGAATATACTACACTTACCAACTAGAGCTCAGTATACGACTTACACTTACTTACATTCTACCTCAGAATGTCGTGTTTGCCTATCATATACTAGACAATAAGCATAACAATAATCAATGCCATAAGCTATTGAGGTAAT